CACACCCTCACCCTCGCCGCCCTCACCTGGGGGGCGCACGCATCATGACCTGGAGGACCCATGCGGCAGTTATCGCTGATCGCAGGCGCCGACACCACCCGCGCGCTCGACGCCCTGTTCATCAACGCACCGCTGCGTGACTACACACTGCGGCCCCGCACCAACGACTACACCCTTCCCGTGCTGGGCATGGCGTACATCGCCACCTACGCTCAGCAGCAGGGCTTCAACGTCGGTGTCCTCGACGCCGAAGCCCACGGCCTGGGCATAGAAGAGGCTGCCCGGATCGTCAACGAGGCCGCACCCCGCTGGGCCGCCATGAACCTCCTGGCGCCCACGTACGAGATGTCCGCCAAGGTTGCCGCCCAACTCGACCCGGGCATCGATCTGATGGTCGGCGGGCACCACGCCAAGGCCATGCCGGACCGCATCCTCAAAGACCCCCGCATGCGTCACCTGCGCGCCCTCGTCCTGGGCGAAGGAGAACTGCGCGTCGCCGCGCTCCTGGAGGACGTCGACAACCGGCGCATCCTGCCGGGCGTCCTGTGGCGTGATCCCCTGCTCGGCACTCGGGCCGTCGGCATCGCCGACCCCAAGACCAGTGCGGCACTGCTCGGCCCCAACATCAACAACTTGCCGTACGTCAACCGGGCCTTCCTGCCCCAGGACCCCTACCAGGCCCCGCCGACGCCTGCGGACCTCCGTCTGGCCGCCGAACGCCCCTGGATCAGCTCCCGCGGGCACTGGGAGGCCAACATCGTCGGCAGCCGTGGCTGCCCCTACAACTGCACGTTCTGCGGCGCCGCCGTCTCCGCCAATCCGGACGTCACCATCCGCGTGCGATCCCCCGAGAACATCATCGGTGAGCTCGACCTACTGCACGACGAGTACGGTGTGACCGCGTTCCGTTTCGTCGACGACCTGTTCCTCGGCGTCGGCCGCGTCATCGACGAACAGATGAACGCCTTCACCCACCACCGGATCGGCGACCGGTACGTCTGGGACGCGACCGGCCGCATCAACGTCCTCGACCGCCTGTCCGACGCAGACCTGGACCGTCTCGTCACCAACGGATTGCGTGAGGTCGCCCTCGGAATCGAATCCGGAAGCACCCGCATCCTGAAGGCGATGGACAAGCGGATCGACGCCGAGATGACCGAACGCGTCGCCCGCCGCCTGGTCGCCCACGGCATCGGCGTCAAGGGCTACTTCATCCTCGGCTTCCCGGGCGAGACTCAGGAAGACCTCGACGCCACCGTCCGGCACGTCCGCAACCTCTGGGACATCTCCGACCGGCACGCCGGCGACGTCCGGGCCAGCGTCTTCGAGTTCCGGCCCTACCCGGGCACCCCCGTGTGGAAGACCCTGATAGACGCCGGCTACGACGCGGACGCCCTTCTGGCGTACGGCGACGTCGACCTGACCGGCGACGGAGCGCACGAGTCGATGCGGCAACGCGACGAGTTCAACTTCTCCGTCGGCATCCAGTTCGGCGACGTCGACCTGACCCGCATCCGCTCGACGCTCGCCACGCTCACCCGCGAGCAGCACGAGCGCAACCAGAACGTCCCGCAGGCGGCGGCGTGAGCGACGTGAGAAACGGCTTCTTCGTCAGCGTCGACGGGCCGAGCGGCGTGGGCAAGTCCACCACCGTGCAGGCACTGCACCAGTTGCTCGCACAACAGGGCCGCTCTGTCCGGCGAACCGTCGAGCCGACCACCACCGCCCTGGGAACATTCACCCGCTCCAACGCGAACACGATCCACGGCCTGGCGCTGGCCTGTCTCGTGGCCGCCACCCGGTACGAGCACGTCGAGACAGTGATCGACCCGGCGTTGCAGGCCGGCGAACTCGTCATCAGCGACCGCTACCTTCCTTCCACGCTGGTGCTCCAGCAACTCGACGGCGTCCCCGTCGAGTTCCTGCTCGACGTCAACCAGCACGTCCCTCTCCCGGACTTGGCCGTGATCCTCACCGCCGAGCCGAACGTGATCTCCGCACGCATCACCGAGCGCGGCGCCACACATCGCTGGCACCTCGACCCCACCGGCCCGCGCCGCGAGGTCGACCTGTACCGAGACGCCGCGGCCTACCTGATGAGCCGAGGCGTCACCGTGCTGCTTCTCGACAACGGCGCGTACACCCCATCGGACGTAGCTCGGCGAATCGCCGACGCCATACCGACCCTGCCGCTAGCCTCGGTCCCCTCCACCGCCCCTTCAACCCCTCAAGGACCATGAGCGGAACGACAGCTACACCCGTCATCGACACCCACGTCATCCTCCGCGACGGCGACAAGATCCTTTTTTCTCAGCGGGGTGGCCCGTACGGCTACGGCCGCTGGCACATGCCCTCAGGGAAACTCGACCAGGGTGAGCCCTTCTCAGAGGGCGCTGCCCGGGAGCTGTTCGAGGAAACCGGCATCACTGTCGCCCCGAGCGACCTTCGGCTCGTTCACGTCGTGCACCACCGTCAGGACGACGAAGTGGAACGTATCGGACTCTTCTTCGAAGCCCTCGAATGGGAAGGAGAGCCCATCAACAAGGAACCCGACAAGTGCCTGGCGCTCGACTGGTTCACAGTCCACGACCTGCCGGACGACATCATCGAGTACCCACGGGCTGGCCTGCTCGGATACCTGGACGAGTCCGCCAACCTTCTCACCGAACACGATTGGCAGAAGTAAGTCCCGCTCGTCTCAGGCGGCTTCACTCCCCCTCGAATGGCCCACAGCTCGGGGGGGCAGTGGGCGTTGGGGGTGTAACAGAACGCGGTCGCTGACGTTCCGGCATTGAAAAGGGTTGCGCTTTTACGTCAACCCCGCAGCGATCCGGAGGAACGGTGACAACCGCGACAGCCCCCCTATTGCCCGAGACCGGCCGCTCCCTCTTGCAGGACAGCCTGTTCGCCTGGCTCGAGCCGACGTCAGTCCCGGGGCCGGACACCCGTCCTGCTCCCATCCCCGAGCCTGCGCCCACTCCTGAGCAAAAGACCACTCCCCCGGCGGTGACCACCCTCGATGTAAAGGCACCTGACCTCTCTCACATCTGGGTCGTTGCCGCCGAGATCGAAGTTACCGCGAAGATCGCGAGCGTCGCCGACTATCGAGGCTCCTTCAAGTCCCCCGAGGGCCAGCGTGTCGACGCGCTTGAGGTCTATTGCAGGGGTTGCCGCCGTCCGTACGACGAGGTCAGGGGCGCCGACTGCGCTGCCAAGATCGACAACACGCACCTGATCGGCGGCGACCAGAGCAAGCGGGCCAAGCGGAAGGTGCCCACGCCACCAGCGAACGCGCGGATCATCTCCGGCGGGACCATCAACCGGCGCGGCATCAGCGCCTACGTGTCGGGAGTGTCCCGCCCTAAGCGCTAACTGTCCGACGCAGCGGCAGGGGCTGGTCAGTCTTCCCCTGCACGCAGCCAGTCGGCCGCACGCTGCGCTCCACGTTCGGTGAGCTGGTAGTACCGGCGCGGACGGGCCCCTTCTTCAGGGAGATCCCATCGCGATACGAGCACCTCGTGCTCCAGTAGACGCCCCAAGATCGGATAGAGGCTGCCGCTGGCCAGCCCGGTCGTCTGCATGAGGTCGTAGCCGTGGCGCTCGACCGACGGATCATGGAGAAAGGCCTGCACGACCAGCGTAAGAGAAGGCGTCAGCCGCATCCCCCGAGCGCTACACGCTCGGCAAACCCTCTTGCGGGGCCTCCGCCTACATCGGTTCGCCAAGGCCGGGTGAGCACGCGACGTTAACGCCGCTCGCTGTTCATGGTGCGCGGCGTGACTACTCAGCGAACTCAGCCGTCGAGCGACGACCCGGTTGTCGCCACCACCGACATCACTGGGTCGGTGCTCTCCGAAAAGGTCGGCCGGGAGGCCTTCGGGCTGTTCTTGCTCTCGGTCGGTGCGCTCGGCGGACTCGGTGCGCTGGGCGTTCTGCACTGGACCGCCGGCCTGTCCGCCGCCCTCATCGGCCTGTGCGTCAGCGGCGTTCTCGTCCGCCGTAATTCCAAGCTCCGATGGCAGCAAGATGCCGGAGCCATCGCCGCGTTCAGCGGCTATGCGGGGCAGACCGCCGTCCTGTTCTACCTGCTGCCCCCACTGGGGTGGCTGGCAGTCAGCGCCCTTGTGGCCGCCGCTGGGCTGTGGCTGTCCAGCGCTGAGGGGGCCTGATGCCCCGCCAACTCTTCCCCGCCCTGCGCGGTCTCCTCGTTCCCAGAGGATCCGTGGAACCAGCGCCCCCGCCCGCGGAGACAAAGGATCTCCTGGCCGGAGGCGTCTACACGTCGATGACGCTCGCCGGCGTCACGAACGTATGGGGCACCCCGGGACGCGCGGACGGCTGGGACCTCGATCGCGTCATCGTCGAGGGCTACGAGCGCAGCATCTGGACCTTCAAGAGCATCGAGGCCATCAGTAAGCACGCCTCCACCCTCCCGATCCAGATCGGCCGCGGCGGCGACGAGCGGGAGTTCGACGAGATCCTCGAGAACCACCCACTCCTACGTCTGCTGAACAAACAGGCCAACCCGCTCGAGACCGGCGACGTTTTCAAGAAGCGCCTAGTTGCTGCTCAGCAAGAAGGGCGTGTTCATCGAGAAGACGTACAGCCGCGGCGGAGTCCTCACCAGGCTCGATCTGCTGCCCCCGGACCGCGTCGGGATCATCCCGGACGACGAGAACGCCAACTACATCAAGCACTTCGAGTTCACGGACTATGCCGGTCACATCCGCGAACTCAAGCCGAAGTACGTCATCTGGCTGCGCGATCCCCATCCCACGGACCCGTTCTGCGGCGTGACTCCGCTCGAGGCCGCTGGCCTGTCGGTCGACCTGGACGTGAAGGCGCGCACCTACAACATCTCGTTCATCGACAACGACGGCCGCCCCGGCGGCGTCATCGGCATCGACCTGGACGGCGTCGACTCCAACGAGGTCGACCGCATTCAGAAGCGCCTCGCCCCGGGCGCACACAACGCGGGGCAGCTCACCCTCGTCGGTACAGGACCCGGCGGCGTCACCTACGTTGACACCTCCGCCCGCCCGCGGGAGATGGCCTACGAGACCCTCTCCACCACGTCGAAGAACGAGATCCTCAGTGCGTTCGGCGTGTACGAGAGCATCATCGGCAACGCCTCGGAGCGGACGTTCAACAACGCTGACCGCGAAGAGTGGAATTTCTGGTCGCACACGGAGCTCCCCCACCTCAACCTGATCGCGTCGGCTTTCGACCCGGACCTGTCCGACGACTGGGTGATCCGGTTCGACACCTCCCGCGTGCAGGCGCTCGAGTTCCCCCGCCGCCAGGCCCGCGAAGAGGCACGCGAGGAGTTCAATGCGGGCCTGATCACGATCGACGAGTACCGGCGGATCGCCAACCGGAAACCGTTCAACACAGCGCAGTCCCGCGCCCTGTGGATCAGCCCGCAGAAGGCACCCGTCCCCGCCAACGACCAGGACGCCGCCGCTCTGGGCTTGGCCCCCGAGCCCGGCGCCGGCGAGGCATCCGGCGTCGACTCGAACGCGGCACTGCCTGCGGCGGGCGGAGATCAGTCTGCCGCTGCGGCGGTCGCCGAGGCCCGCGGGCTCGAGGCAGCCCCGACCGCCGCCGCCGACGTCGTCCTGGCCCGCGGGCGGGAGCCCCTCGATCTGCCCTCCGCCGGAGGAGGCACCGCGGCCGAGGAGGTTGCTGCGGCCCGCTCCCAGACCGCAGAAGTCGCCCCGGGAGCCGCCGCTGACGACGTGGCCCGCGCTCGAGTCACCGGCACACAGCCCGAGGAGGGGCCCGCCGCCGAGGACGTCGCCGCAGCGCGCGCCCAGCTCGAGACCAAAGCCCTACCCGCCGAGGGATTCGAGGTCACCGACGCTGACTTCGACGCCCTGTCCATGACCGTCACGGCAGCTCTCACCGCGCTTCTGGCACGCCAGCAGGGCGTCATCGTCGCCCGGCTCCGGGCCCCGAAGACCCGCAAGTACACGCGGTTCTGGGAGCCGGAAAACGAGAGCGACACCCGCGGCGGCGACGCGGACATCGACGGAGGCCGCGTCGTCAGCGCGGCCCGCTGGGAAGAGGAGACGGCCAACACCCTCGCCCCGATCCTGCAGCAGGCCGCGACCACCACAGCCCACAGACTCGGCCAGGCCATCGCCAGCACCG